TTTTAAGGCTAGCTGTTGATTACGCAGCTGGCTGTCAAGGTCAACACCGACGCGTTTTAAGCGGGACCGCAACATCTTACCGATTCCCTTTTGAACGAACATGTTCATGTCGGGTTCGATAGCGATGGTGCGGTCCGTTTTTGCGTTTTTAGCTACAGTGGTAACCTTGTTCCCTGCAACGAGCTTTAAACGATCTCGAATACAAGGACCCACGCTTTTCGACCACGCGGGGATCCGACGGATAGCAATATCCGCCAGATCAAGGTTGAGGACAGTCGTTTCAGGTACATCCTGGAATTTATAGTAGACATCGCCTTTAGTACGACGCAACCTCGTGGTTGCACCAGGACCAAAGCCGAAACCTACCTCTGCCTCATCCCACGAGAAAGCACCCAGACAGTTCTGAATTTTTCGTTGTGCCGTAAAAAGAACGGACGCAACGAACGGGGAAACCCCAGAACGATCCAAGAGCCTCTCGTTGGTGATTCGACAACCCTCTTCGGCCTCCCAAAACTTGCCAATAGCCACGGCCTTTCGGTCGATGGAAACTGATAAGTTCGGGAACTTCGACAAGCATTCTTTAACAGCGTAATCGTCAGCAAACTGACGAGCGCAAGTATAGGAATGCGGGTTGACATCCATCTTAAGGTAACCGATATGGTTACCAGTCTTCAGAAGGTGGTAAGCCTTGCGTGAGAGAGGAGTGCCAAAAGACTCAATGAAATCGAGTCCGAAGGTAAGACCTAGAGGGGGCAGATACGACTGAAACGCTGAAAAGCGGCTGTTACTTTTGTTCATCGGGTGAAAACCTCGAGGAGTTATTGCGGACTACTAATTACAGGTCGGAGAAACCGACCGGCCCTTAGTTAGTAGGTGTTGCGAAGGTTGTCTGCAGCGTCCACGAAAATGGCGTTTTGCAGAAGACCAATCATCAACGTGCGGAGATCCTTACGATCCACCGCAGTTCCGCGAGCAGGCAACACGAGTGTTACCTCACCCCAAGTGGTATACGCGAGCGTCGGACCGGGCTGAATGCCCGTCCCGGTCGCCGGCGAAGTGACCTCCAAAGTCGGAAGCATGACTTTGGCCGTAACCCGATATACCTGCCCGTTTCCGGACAGGGTCTTGGGCCGCTTAACAGTAACCTGGAGACCCTCGAAACCGAGAGGGACACCAGGCGCACTGTTTTCCCAGAACGCCGTCTCACCCTCGATCTTCTGAGGGGTGAAGGTGTGGGCGACCGGGGTTGCTTTGCCGTCGTTAAGGACGATGTTGGCGATTTGAGCCATTAGAATGATACCGTGTGGAAACACATGGATAAAAGATCGTTAATCAAACGATCACCTGGTTGCTTTGCTAAGTACTGCCAATAAAGCGGCAGCGTTAGCAAGGTGGGTCCCGGAAACGGGATTCTTAAAGGACGGAAGTTTTGCAAGAGGCTCGGAGACGTAAACTGAACGATCCCACTTCATATTGTAGTAAGAAGCGGTAGCGTCCAGGTTGTCCCACCAGCCATTGTAAAACTTTGCCCTAAACCCACCTACGCACTCCATACGCTGGGTACAGTAGCCGCCCATGAACGTGAGTCCATAGGCAGCATCTACTTGACCCAGGTAGTTACCGATAGGTAGGAACCAATCGGCAACAAAGGAGAATGGCAGCAATTCCCAAGCTAAAACAGCAGGGTTCGAAAACCCTGCCTTCTTGGCCGTCAAGAGAAGACGGGACCCGTCAATCTTATAGTCTAAACCGACTCTAGCTTTATACATAACCACACCGGTATTTGACTTCACCGATGAGGCAGGTATGCTAGTGCCGAGACCGTAGACTGTTGGGACAAATTGCCTCTGTGAGGAAGCAACGCCTCGAACAGAGATTACATAACGGTTGGGATTGGCCTCATCAGCAGATCTAAGGGCTTCAGCAGCCCCATGAAGATCTGAAAGAAGAGGCTTCCATCCGTATTGTAACGCCAGCCAGTTCTTCGCAGCACTCTCTTTACGACTTAGCCGCTTTGAGGCGGAGAAAGGCAGCTCCAATGAATCAACAGCTTTGGAGAACTGCTTCCTTCGTAATGCTGACACGCAACCCGCTACCTTCCTAAGAGTCTCCTCAAGGAGGGCAGCGGTCTGACGACGTTCGGCAAAAGCTTGAGCAAGGTTCACACTTTGCTCTTTAAGCTTCAACCGAGCATCGATCAGAGCTCGATTCGGAAGAACAGAATCGAACGATAGAACAGAGGGATCAGCGGACATTAAACCGACATCCGTCTCGGCCATTGTATCATTTCGAGGTACATCGAAAGGATCCAACCCGGTAGTGGTGATGATATAATACCCGTAATCCCTAGTTCTAGTCCCTCTCAGACGGTAAATACGAGCCTTAGACCCAGAAGCAGGGGTTGGGGCTACGTACTCACCCCTAGACAACTTGCCAAAGTAGTCAGGGGTGCGAATAACCGCAGATCGAGCACCTACAGTTCTAACGTCGTTCTTGAAGCGGCTGCTTCCAGTTTCTGCTATAGGTCCGGGAGACCCGTACCCATAATCGATTCTGGAAACAAAAGAACTAAAGCCGCGAAGAATGTAGTCGTAACTGTATGCAGCTCGAGGAGCAGGACGCGTGTAGACAGGCATAAGTACTCGTTCTGGCAAGAGGGGAAACCCTCTGAACGAGGGCAAATTAATGCCAAGTTAACGTCGTTTCAAGCCAAGAGGCCTTAGAAAACGCTAACCCCAGGGCCGCTAACTGCGGTAGTAAACTCGCTTAGATATTTCTGTCTAAGCGCCTACGGGACGTAGCAAAAGCTTAAGGCATTTCCCGAAAGGGACAGGACGCAAGGAGGCTCGTACATGTGAATGTACGGGCCCCTTG